CCGCAGCCGAATGAAATCGGCAAGTGCGAGCGGTTTCGCTTCATCACGTCGCCCGATCTGCCGTCGATCCAAGACGCCGGCGCGGCGATCGGCGCGACCGGACTCGCCTCCACGACCGGCGTCAGCCTCGACATCTACCCTTTCATCGTGACCGCGCAGGACGCCTGGGGCCAGATTGCGGTGCGCGGACTGAGCTCGCTCGATCCGACCTTCCTGGCGCCGGGCGAGAAATCGAAGTCCGATCCAATGGGCCAGCGCGGCTACGCCGGCACAACGTGGTGGAAAGCCGTCCTGATCGAAAATCAGGGCTGGATGGCCGTCGGGTTCGTCGGTTCGAAGGTGCTGGTGTAACGGCCAGCGCCAGGGAAAGGACATTACCATGATCGACACCATGACGCGCTTTCTCGAAGCGGTCACGTCGAAGCGAACCGGATACGCGGTCCGGCGCGTCGTCGAACCGTCGATTGACCGCCTGTCGTCGCTCCCGCTCACGTCCGCCGCCCTCGTCATCACCGCCGGCGGCGGCACGACGGCGAAAATCGGCGCGACGGACTTCTACGCAATCGCCAACGGGACGCTAATCAAGATCGCCGCCGGGACCGCGATGCCGGCGCTGACCGGCGTCAACGCCGCTGCCGGCGGGTTCAACGTGGCGTGCTTCTACGTCAACTCCGCTGGCGTCGTGACGGTGCTGACCGGATCGTCGGGCGCGACGCTGGGGGCCGTGAAGTTCCCCGCGCCGACCAGGAACCAGGCGCTCGTCGGGTTGCTGATCATCACCTACGCCAGCGCGTTTACCGGGGGCACCACGCCGCTCGACACCGCCACCACGGTCTATGTCAGCCCGATGAGCGGCTTCGACCCGACCGCGCTGACCGGCTGACCTCCGCCTTCCATCCCGCAACACCGCTTAATGGAACCCCCTCCCCCAAAGGGAGGGGAGGAAAGGATTGACCATGGACGTGCTCACGCAAGCGTCGCAGACGCAATGTTTCACGAAGGCCGGTCTCGCCGCCGGCACGACGACGACGCTCACGCAGACGCTCGTCGGCGGCGCCACCGCGAACATTTTTGCCATCCGCGGCAAGACTTATTCGGCGGCGGCGCTGTCGAACACGGCAACGCCGACCGCCGATTGGGCGACCGGCAAAGCCTTCCTGCCGATTCTGGCCAACCAGGGCAGTGTGTTCCTGGTCGGCTTCGACCACTCGGGCACCCTGCGCGTTGTTCAGGGCAATATCGTGCCGCTGGATACCGTGACAGTGCCGGGCGCATTTTTGGCCGCGCCGCAGTTCGGCGCCTCGGGCCCGGCCGGCTCCGGCACGAATGACGGTGATTTCTGCCCGGTCGGCTACCTGGTGGTGCAGTGCGGCCCGACGGCAAACAACATCGTCGGCTGGTCGTTCGGCACCAACAATATGTCGGGCGTGACCGGCGTGACCTACACGCTCGACGACGTGTGCGGGTTCATTGACCGTCCGTCGATCACCTGACGGCCGCCGCCGCTTTGGCGCGGTGGTCTCGATAATCGTCCCACCCGGCTCGCAGCAGCGGTTTCAGTTCGGCCGGAAGCGCGTCGATCAGCGCCTCCGCCCGCGCGAGATCGGGCGCTGATACGCCGATCACCGCAAGCAGCGAGCGCAGCACCACCGCCATCACCACCGCCTCGGGATGGCCGGCCAAAACCATCTGGATTTGGCGGAACGGATCGCCTGGGGGCATCCGCCCGTCGCTGCCCTCGGCCATCGCGGCACGCCTCAACCAACAGGACATCATTATGGCACGGCAGGAACTGCACAGCGATACCTTGAAGATCGAGCAACGCCCGGTCGCCCCCGACCTGGCGGACCGGGATGGTGACGTGATCCTGGTGGATACCTCGCTCGCATCCAAAGATTACCTCGCCGAACTGGCGTTCTTCGAGGAGCCCGTCACCATCAGGCTGGAACCCTCCGCGGACCAGAACGCGGTCATGAGTTTCGTCGTGTGGGTCAACGGAAAGGGTGCGGAAATATTCGAGCAGGGAAGGTGGCGCTCGATCGCGTGGCTCCCGGTCGGAAGGCCCATTATTGTCAAACGAAAAGTCCTCGAAGTCATCGCACGCACCAAGCATGACACGATCCATACCGAGATACGGCACCCGGAAAGCGAACGTCCCGAAAACATCGAACAGCGGTTCACGTCCGCGGTCGCGTCGTTTTCGGTCATCGAAGACAGAAACCCACGCGGGGCCCCCTGGCTGACCGAAATGCGGCGCCGGAACTTCTAAGGCGATGAGCGGATGCAACAAGGAACGCAGGCGCCTTGGGCTGGAGTGCCCGCGAACCTGCGCACTGTGCGGGCTTGGTCCCTGCCGAACCAACCCCGAGCCGGCGCGGCAGGATGCCGCGGCGCTGGCGGTCGTGATCGCGGCGGCAATCCTGCCCAATGACCGCGCGCGGCGGGACGAACTGATGACCCTGCTGGCGGCGTTCGCCGCAGAGATCAAGCGAAGCGCAACCGAACCATGAACTTCCTGACCCTGTGCCAGCGCACCGCGACGGACTGCGGCGTCTCCGGCGTGTTGACGACGACGGCGGGGCAGATCGGCAGCTTGGCGCGCATCGTGAACTGGGTAGGCGACGCCTGGAACGAGCTTCAAACGGCCCACGACGATTGGGACTGGATGCGGGCCAGCGGGATCCTCGGGTCCGGCGCCAGCTTCGTGCCAGCCTCCGCGCAGTACACGACGCCGCTCGGCACCGGTCCAGGGCAGATCGGCGTTGCTGTCGATAATTTCGGCAAGTGGGACCTGGAGACGTTCCGGTGTTTCACGACGGCTACCGGCACGCTGGACGAAACATTCCTCCGATGCCTCGACTTTGACGCTTGGCGCGACGGCTATATGCTTGGCGCGATGCGCCGGGTGACGACGCGGCCGGTCGCCATCGCCATCGGGCCGGACCAGTCGCTGAACCTGGGGCCGCCGCCGAACGGGCTCTACACCATCACCGCCGATTACTTCGCAGCGCCGAGCCTGATGGTCGCCGATACCGACGTGCCGGCCGGCCTGCCGGTGCGTTGGCACCTGCTGATTTGTTACAAAGCCATGATGAAATATGGCCTCTATGAATCCGCGGCCGACGTGGTTCAACGCGCGCAAAGCGAATGGGACCCGATGTATCGTCAGCTTGAAGCCCGGCGTTTGCCGACGATGGGCTGGGGCGGCGCGCTTACGTGAGCAACCGCGACCTCAATCTGCCGCAGGTCCGCTACAGCGTGACACCGCTGGGGGGCGGCCAGACCCCAGCGGGCGTCACGTTCCCGGGCGGCCTTGATCTGGTCACTCCGTCGCTGCGGCTGCAACCGGGCGCGGTGCGCAGCGGCGTGAACTTCGAATGCGCGCAATCCGGCGGCTACAGCCGCATCGTCGGCTACGAGCGGATCGACGGCCGCGCCGCGCCGTCGGCCGCGTCCTACGAGCTTGTCCAGGTCGCGGCCTTCATCACCCTACCGACCGCCGGCCAGGTCGTCACGCAGGCCACCAGCGGCGCGACGGCCACGATCGCCCAGGTCGTCACGATGCCGACGCCCTACCTCGTGCTGACGGCGAGCGCCGGCACTTTCGACACGACGCACGCGCTGACAACGCCGGGACCGTTCACCGTCGGAACCGCGGTCCCTGTCACCGTCTCGGTCAACGCCGAAACCGCCGCGCAATACACCGCCGCCGCCGCCGACGTTTACCGCGCGCTGATCGGTCCGGTGCCGGGCAGCGGTACGGTTTACCCGGTCGGGATGATTTTTGACGGCGTCGATTGCATCTTCGCGTTTCGCGCCAACGCCGGCAACACCGCGATAGCGCTCTACAAGAGCTCGCCGTCCGGCTGGGTTCTGGTGCCGTTCTTCGAGCTGGTGCAGTTCACCGCGGGCTCGGTGCAGCCGGCGGACGGCGACACGCTGACCCAAGGCGCCGTGACGGCCACGATCATGCGGGTCATGTGGCAGTCGGGCGCCTTCGCCGCATCGCCGGGCAACACCGCCGTCGGCGCCCTGGTGGTCACCACGCCCGCCGGCGGCAACTTCGCCTCGGGCGCGGCCACGACATCCAGCGGCGGCGCGATCACGCTGTCGGGGGTGCAAACGCCGATTGCGCCGCTGCCGGGCGGCAATTACGAGTTCGTCAAATGCAACTTCTCGGGGCAGTAGGTCACCCGGCGCGTCTATGGC